CGAGGAGATCGCCTTCTGGACCTGGGTCATGATCATGTTTTGGGGCTGCGCAGCGAAGACCTCCCGCTCTTGGGTATCGAGGTACGCGTAGTTCGTGTAAATGTCCCACTTGTCCGTAGCCGCCGCCGTACCCCAGGTAATGCGGAGCTCAACGTCGTGGTACTGGAGGGAAATGAGGGGGAGGGCCGACTGCCAGTTCTCACAGAAGGCGAAGCGGAGGGGGTAGAAACGGGAGGTTCCCGCACCACCAAAGAGGTTGCCCGCGATGGACTTGGAGGAGGAGGTCGCCGAAAGGGCTGGCGCGATGAGGGTCGAGTAGGTCGAGTCCTGCTCGTCCACAACCTGGCCACCGATGAGCAATTCAACCCTGGCAATCTTGGTGCGCCACTGCGCGGCGGTGTAGGCCTGGGTCGCAGAGCCATCGTTGGCGACGAGGTAGACGTAGCCCATGAGGTCCCCCTTCCGCTCGAAGCGGACGGTGGACATACCATTGTCCGAGACGTTGCCCTGGATGACCTGACGCTCGACAGTTTGGGAGAAGTTGGTGTGACGCTTGTAGGTCGATCGGAAAAAGCTGACCTCTGGTTGGCCAACGAGGTGGACATCCTGAGCACCGACGGCAACGAGTTGGGCAATACCACCAGACATTTTATATTATAGTGAGAGTTTATTTTTAAGCTGACTTTTTACAAGTTGGGTCTACACTGTGCGCTTGTACGAATAATTTGTAATAGCGGGTGTACCAGGACCAACGTTAAAACCAAACCAAGCATTTTGTGAATGTTCAGTAGCAATACCATAAATAGTCATAGTACCTATCCTTGATCTTAAATCCACAACATTATTAGCAGATAAAGGAACCAAAACATTGTAAGTAGAATCACGGGTATCACCGTTACCAGCCATTATGTCTCTAGTGGCTACGCCATCAACATAAAGAGTAAGTTCACAAGTAGTATCTCTATGTGTTATGTATACACCAAACATATAGTTTCCACTTACCGGAGCAACAAATTTATTAATATTTGTACCAGTTGTTTGGAATCCAGCGCCAATATTCGTTTTAACACCATTCCAAGCTATACTATCACCAGCGGATATGTTATAGTTTGATGATGAAGTATTATGTACTAAAAATGAAACATCTCCAATAGCAACTGAAGGACTGGAGACTAACTCCCACTCCTGATTAGGGGCTGCGAGGAACGCCTTATACTTACCGTTTAGGTGGGTATCGGTGATCGCAGTTGCGCGGTCGATAACAGTGCCCACTGGGTATATAGCGTCCAGTATTCCTAGAGCCCCAGAGACATTGAGGTCACCCGTGACCGTGGTGTTCCCAGAGACTGCCAGGTCCTTCCCAACCTCCAAGTTCGAGGTGGTCACCAAACCAGTGGTGGCGTTACTGAGCTCTAGGGTGTGGGTGGTGCTGTTCGAAACGTTGGCGACGGCGTCTAGACCGTAGGAGGGGGTCAACCGAAGGGTCCCCAACTTTAGGGCCACCGCGCTGACGTTGCCCTTCACATCCAAGTGCGAATTTTCAATGGTCAACGTCCCCTCTGGTGGATTCACTGACATTTAATATAGGGTAAGAAATGAATTTACCTGTTATTAAATGGGGGGGAGTGATTGGGATCACTCGGGGACGGGGGGCCAAACAGGGTTCGCGGGGTCCTCGGTGGTGGCTGGGAGGTCCCTTAGAGCCTGCATGTAGGTGACCCAAGCCTCGGGGACGGGGGTCGATGTGGAGGTTGCTCGGATCACAACCCAATCCACTGCTTGGAGGCGACGATCCCTCTCGGCCCTAAGGTCCTTTAGGGGTTGGGCGTCCACCAACTCTTTCAACTTCGCATCGAAGGCCTCCTTTGGGGGCTTCTCGTAACCGTCCGGAACTTCTATAGATTCCCATGTTAACTTATATCTATAAAATGCTGGAACTGGATCCCATTCTTTTATGATTTTATCGATAAAATGTGGCAAAGAATCCATATATATTATGACGATAAATAAAATCCTGAAAAACAATTATAAGCTGCCATCACGGTGTGGTCATAGTTTTTAATTTGAATTATGTCATTTTTATTTAATTGAAACATTGCACTAATAGATGTGTTCATGTGCATAAATGTAGAATAACTGGGATCTTGACCATATATTTTACTTAATCCATTGTTTCCACCAGTTTGGGGTGAATTATTTTTATACCATTGTATTATAATTTGGGAACCACCCGTCTGATTAGCAGATTCCCAATTGGAAGTACAAAAAAAACTAAAATAATATAAACCCGTGATAGGGGCAGTAAATGCAGTACCGTGTAATCCACCACCTTTACTTTCATGTACAGAATCAAAATTAAAAAACGTACCAGTTCCCGTGGAAGCCGTAAACGTTGCAGAGAAATACACCGGACACCCCGCCCTGAGGTCCCCGGGGATTTCCACGATGTCCTCCTTGATGATTTGTTTGGTTTTGAGAACGCCGTCGTAGTCGAAGACCCTCACGTGGCCCGCGTATGTACCATTGCTATCGTTTTGGTTGCCCCCCACCGCGAGACGGGACCCATCCGAAGAGAGGGCGACGTAGTTACCGAATAGGTCCTCCGCCGCCACACCGTCTAGGTCCCCCCCAACTTGGGTCCAGGTGCCCCCAACCAAGTCGAAGACCCTCGCGTAGCCCACGTCTGTGGGGGCGTTTGCCCCCACAGCGAGACGGGACCCATCCGAAGAGAGGGCGACGGACTGACCGAACTGGTCCCCAGCCGCCTCACCGTCTATGTCCCCCCCAACTTGGGTCCAGGTGCCCCCGACCAAGTCGAAGACCCTCACGTGGCCCGAGTCTGTACCACCCCCGTCGTTCTGGGGGGCCCCCACAGCAAGCCGTGTTCCATCCGAAGAGAGGGCGACGGACCAACCGAAATAGTCCCCAGCCGCCTCACCATCTATGTCGTCGCCCACCTTGGTCCACGCCCCACCACTCTCCTTGAAGACCCTCACGTGGCCCGCATTGGAACCGGTGCCATCGTTGTAGATGGCCCCCACAGCGAGACGTGTTCCATCCGAAGAGAGGGCGACGGAGGTACCGAAACGGTCCGCAGCCGCCTCACCGTCTATGTCCCCCCCAACTTGGGTCCAGGCACTCCCAGACCAGTCGAAGACCCTCACGTGGCCCGCATTGGAACCGGTGCCGTCGTTTAGGTAGGCCCCCACAGCGAGACGTGTTCCATCCGAAGAGAGGGCGACGGAGGTACCGAACTGGTCATCAGCCGCCTCACCGTCTATGTCCCCCCCAACTTGGGTCCACGCACCCCCGACCAAGTCGAAGACCCTCACGTGGCCCGCGTCTGTACCACCACCGTCGTTTCGGGGGGCACCCACAGCGAGACGTGTTCCATCCGAAGAGAGGGCGACGCACCTACCGAAACGGTCATCAGCCGCCTCACCGTTTAGGTCCCCCCCAACTTGGGCCCAGGTATTACTCGGGTTCTCAGTGGTGTACTGGACGGAGAGGTTGGAGTCGCTGTATATGTTCCCCACCAACCCAATGTCCCCCTTCACGTCCAACTTGGCTAGGGGGAGGTTCGTCCCCACCCCCACCCTCCCCGTCGTCGTGTCCACGTAGAGATTGGCGTCGCCGACCTCGATGTTCGAGGTGACGTCGAAGCCCTTGGTGGGGTTGGTGAACTGGACCATTTGGGTGGTGGTGTTGCTAATATTCGTTACTGACTGGAGACTGTAGGCGGGTTGGAGACGGACCGACCCAACCTTGAGGCCCTCGGCGTGAACGTTCCCAGTCACCCTGAGGGAGGCGTTCTCCAAATCTAAAAAACCATCGTTGCCTTGGATGGACATTTAATATAGGGTAAGAAATGAATTTACCTGTTATTAAATGGGGGGGAGTGATTGGGATCACTCGGGGACGGGGGGCCAAACAGGGTTCTTGGGGTCCTCAGTGGTGGCTGGGAGGTCCCTTAGAGCCTGCATGTAGGTGGCCCAAGCCTCTGGGACTGGGGTGGAGGTTGTGAAGGCCTTGACGGCCACCCAATCCGCTGCTTGGAGGCGACGGTCACGTTCCTGGCGGAGTTCCTTTAGGGGTTGGGCATTGATGAGTTCTTGGAGTTTGGCCTCGAAGGCCTCCTTTGGGGGCTTCTCATGACCGGGTGGAAATTGAATAGATTCCCAAGTTGTACCCCAAGCACTTCCACCCGGAATTGGATCTAAAATTTGTTGTACGAAGGTAAGTTGTTGTAATTCTTGGTCGTCCATATATACATTATGAAGACAAATAAAAACCATTAAATCCAGCATACTGACTGGCCGACATGAACATATTACCTGAAGTTAAACTGATTCCCATTGTGTCACTCGCATTCATGTATACGTTTAAAGAAGCCGATGCGGGGCTGTGAGAGCCGTCCACATTACTATGAACACGGATAGGGGTACCACCAGCTTTAACATAAGTGCCATTTAAAGTAAATATACCCTCTGTTTGGCTGTTGTGTGACATATGATAAAATGAAAAATGATAGAAACCTGCTATGGGTGCGGTGAAAAGACGAGTGCTTGGATTATACCCCCCACCTTTATTGTTCAATACATTGTTATACGGAATAAGTTGCGTAGCATTAATAGTAGTTCCAGTTGCGGCAGCTTGAAATATCACCGGACACCCCGCCCTGAGGTCCCCGGGGATTTCCACGATGTCCTCCTTGATGATTTGTTTGGTTTTGAGAACACCGTCGTAGTCGAAGACCTTCACTACTCCAGCTTCACTACCACCAGATCCGTCAACCCTTGGACCACCAACAACCAGCCTCGAACCATTGGATGACAAAGCCACGGCTGTGCCAAATAAACCACTGGGATCATTGCCATCTAGGTCCGCCCCAATTTGGGTCCAACTTCCGCCGATGTACTCAAAGACTCTCGCGTGACCGGCATTGGAACCACCGGCGTCATTTGTATGCCCACCCACCGCGAGACGAGAACCGTCTGGGGAGAGGGCAACTCCGACCCCAAACTCATCACCCGCCGCCTCACCGTCTATATCTGTACCAACCTGAACCCAAGCAGTCCCATTCCAATCGAAGACCCTCACGTGACCCGCATCGGTTCCAGTTGCATCATCCCTTCTAGCACTGACAGCCAGTCGTAACCCATCAGAAGACAGGCTTACTCCTCCTTTGAAACCCATCAGGTCACCTGCAGACTCACCATCGATGTCGTCACCAGCTTGAGTCCAAACACTTCCATCCCAATCGAAGACCCTTACATGGCCCGCGTCTGTACCACCACCGTCGTTGTTGTCGGCACCAATGGCCACGCGCGAGCCATTGGAGGATATAGCTGTCGACCCACCAAAACGATCCCCGGTTGCCTCTCCGTCAAGGGTGGAACCGAGTTGGACCCAAGTCGCCGAACCTTGGTGATATTCGTAAATCTTCACCTCACCCCGACTCGAATCGTGTCCCTTGGCACCCACCGCAATTCGGGTTTTATCACCACTTATAGAGACGTCGATACCAAACTGATCCCCCGATGCAGTTCCAGTTAGGTCCCCCCCCACCTGAACCCATGCACTACCACTCCAATCGTATACCTTAGTGTTTCCATTAGTGGTGGTAGGTGCTCCTACAACTAACCGTTTTCCGTCAGAGGATAGTGATATACCATATCCAAATTCCCCACTACCATCTATGTCCGTACCAGCTTGAATCCAAGTGCTTCCATTCCAATCAAACACTATCACACGACCAGCATTGCTGTTATGATGATACTCACCTAAAGCTATTCGCAAACCATCGGTGGATATAGCTACAGAATAACCCAAACGATCACTTGGAGTTTCGCCGAAGAAGTCCCCCCCAACTTGGGCCCAGGTATTACTCGGGTTCTCAGTGGTGTACTGGACGGAGAGGTTGGAGTCGCTGTAGATGTTCCCCACCAACCCGATGTCCCCCTTCACGTCCAACTTGGCTAGGGGGAGGTTCGTCCCCACACCAACGTTAGAGCTCACTGTATCCACGAAGAGATTGGCGGTGCCGACGGAGACGTTCCCCCCAACCACCAAGTTCGAGGAGAGGGTGGTGTTCCCTGAGACGGCCAAAGTCGTCCCAACCTCCAAGTTCGCCGTCATCGTCTGGGTGTTGGACTCGATCCTGCTGACCCTCATGGTGGCGTTCCTAATTTCCAATAAATTGTCTGGTGGCTCTATTGCAGACATTTAATATAGGGTAAGAAATGAATTTACCTGTTATTAAATGGGGGGACAAGTCCTACGGACTTGGCTGGACGGGCCATTCGAAGCCCCCCAAATTCCCATCCTTATCCAAGGTTGGGGTCGCCGTGGAGGGGAGGTTCCTTAGGACCTGGCGGTAATCTAACCATGCCTGCTTGGCGGCCTCGTCAGCGTGGGGGTAGTCTGGTGTCGTGTACTTGTCCGTCTTGTCTAGGAGGACGTTCCTCTCCTCCCTAAG